AGTTTTGAGTGCAGGATTCTGCATTGTTGCTACTTTCCAGTTGTAACGGAATTGCTCAACAACTTGTGCTTTGGTGTAATGACGCATTTGGTGCTCCCTTGACTACTCTTATAATATAACCTCTAATCCATCGCTTTGCAACTGGGTGCGTACCACTTTGCGAGGTGGCACAGCGAGTTCCTCCATAATGATTTGCTTTGGTAGAAAGTTCCAGCAATAGTAACTCGAACTGAATGTAATCTTATCGTTTGGTCTACCATCAGGAGAGTAGAACTTCATCCTCTTGTCAAACATCAACAGTTGCAGATCCTTGTCCTTGAATAACTGTTTGGGTGCAGAATCGTTCAACCAAGTGTTAGTCATGATCAATGCAAATGGTTTGTTGAATGATAGCGCACGCTCGAAGAACTTACGCTTATTTGTAAACGGAGGATTGGAGACAATTACATCCCAGTGCTCAGGTTCATAGGAAAAGAAGTCACTGCCAGTATCAATGTGACTGGCAATGACTTTATTTTGTTTGGAGATTTGCTTGACAAATTCACTCTCATCAGTGTCAAATGGACACCAGACGGTGACACCCTCAGGGATATATTTGAGGATGGGGGTGACACCGTAATCAGGAGTATAGCACTCGTCGTTGTTGCCACGCGAGTACATTAGTTTGCCGCTATCAATCATAGGAGAGCATTTCAATGGCGATTTTGATACCGTAGTATTCTTCCAGTTTAGCATAGTGCTCACGAATTGTCTGTTCGTAACCATTCTCCCACTGATTTGCCTGCCTTTTAGTAGAACAATACAGGATAACAAGTGCCTTACAGCAACCATTACCTTTCTCCATCATTGCGTCAAAGATAGCACCGACGCCTGTATCTTTCCACGCTGGCAGTGTACGAGGAGAGCAGATTGCATAACCTTTGTATGCATTCATGTTCTCAAATGCACGAGACATATGAAACAACTCGCCCTCAGTATATGTGCGGCGAGGTGCAGAACGTCCACCAACATCATCACGATTGGATACCCATTGACCGATAGTTCCACGAGTAATGTGAGGATAAGTGTCTACAAAATCTTGCAACTCTTCTTCAGTAAGTTTGGGATCCAAACCTTCACTAGCACGCTCATCCATACGGAAGAAGACTTCTTTTTTGATGTCGTTATCGTGTACATCAACACGCTCAATTTCTTGTTTGTTGAGAAGATTACCCAGACGAATCACGTTGGATTGCTTACCACCAAGGTCACGATCGAAGTTTACGATGCAACCTTTGCTCGTCACCATACCGAGTTTAACTTCCATCTCAGCAGTGTGATTACCGTTGAGAAGTTTATCTTGATCTGGATATTGCACGATAGTGAGAGGATCCAGACCAGAAGTATCACCAGACTGCTTCATCTTATTGACACCACGATTCACACGATCGATGTCCCTATCATCTTCCCTTACTTGTTCACGAGTGCTACGGTCTGGGATAAACTCACCGTCCTCAGTTTCCAAGAAGAATTGAAGCAGATCTACGTCTTGTTGAGGATACTCACCGCTGCGAATAGAGTTGGCGAGTTGTTGCAGTTGTGCAGAAGTTGTCATTGTATTAAAAGATTAGTGTTGAATAGTGTTGTACTTGATGCCTGCTTTATTGAGTTCAGAGGTAGAAATAGATGCACCGATCCTAGGATCTGCTGCTTTGCTATTGTACCATGATTGTTCCCACTTGGGCCACAGGATCTCCCAGACTTGCTCGTTAGTGAGTTGAATAGTGTAGAGACATTTGCCTTCTTCGTAGTCAATGACGGTCCAATGATGTAGAGGATCGCGCATTACTTTTTCCTTGCAATATACTTCTTGCTCTTCTAACGTTGGTTTTCTAGTTGTACCATTGTAGGCGAAACTGAGAGACTTGTCAACACCTGCTTTGGTAGTTCCCAGATATTTTGTTGCTTTGAACTCTGTAGTTTCATTCAGTTCATTGATACCATCAGACCCGCCACCTACCTCAGTAAGTTTATATCCAAGCAAACGTGCTTGAATAAACTCCATGAAACGATTGTAGTTGAAGGGATTGCCCAAACCTTTGTGTTTGAACCATTTGAGCATAAAGAATCCAAGATCTTCAATATCAAGATCGTTGTACTCCTCGACTCTTAAGTTTTGAAAACGACGTGTCATCGTGTCTTGTGTCGATGTTCTTAGTATAACGGGTTGCCCACCCTGCTGCAAGGTGAGGTGGACAGTTTGATTAACTGGCATATGCGAGAGGGGGGATGCCTTCAAGGAAGATAGAGTTTACAACGTTTTGCAACCTTTGAGCAATAGCGTTGCCCATTTTGTATCCAGTTGGCATAGTAACAATGCCCTCACTTTTCTTGTAGAGGTGAAAAGCACCAGCAGGAATCTTGCCAGCAGCAACATCAGCACGGTCATCTTTATGCACACGGATAACACGTCCGATTGTCTGTGCCATCTCAACGATGGGCAGATTACGGAGGAGAATAGTGTGAGTCAGACCAGGCACATTGATGCCCTCAGACAGAATAGAATAGTGGAAGATGACGAACTTACGAGTATCATCAGCACCCCACGATTGCAGAGTGGTGAAGAACTCTTCACGACCAACTTTCTTGTCGTTGATGACAGCACCGAACTTAGAGGTGATGTGCATCACGTCATAACCTTTCTTGTAGAAGTAATCAAGAATGTCAGTGTGACCCAACATGTTACCCAGCACTTTGCTGGATGGTGCAGAGACGAGAACTTTAGGTGTCTGAAGTACATCGAGTTGCTCGAACATATCCTTCAGGTTGTCAGCATCAACCTCGTGTGCATTGTACTTGTTACGAGTGCGATTGGTCTCGAACGGCACAACTTTAGGAGGGACGATTGCACCTGCTGCGATGAGTTCCTGAGCAGGAACATTGCAGAGAGTGCGACCCCAGACGCTGCTGTTATTCATACCGCGATCGATACTCACACCACGACCAGTTTTAGGGGTTGCAGTGAAATAGTAACGACGCTCAGAATACTGAGCAGTAGCAAAGATGCTAGGGAAGAAACCCTTAGCAGTGCCATTGTGTGCTTCATCAAAATAAATGGTGTCAATATCAATACCACTATCTACAACACGGTGCAGAGAATGATAGGTGGTGAATATAATGCAGGACTCAGCAGCAGCGCGAGCAGTGTTAGCGAACAGAGCAATTTTGTCGCTCTTAGTGCTGCTGAAGTAGTGAGTTTCACCACTGTGAGCGTGGCAAACGTGTGTCCAAGTAGCAGACACAAACTCCATAAACTCTTCGCACAACTGATTAGCGAGGAGGATACGAGGTGCAACTACAACAATAGTCTTAGGACCAGACTTCAGTTGATTGATTGCATCAGCGATCATAATATAAGTCTTACCACCACCCGTAGGGATGATGATTTGACCAGCGTTGTTCTCTTGCATTGCTGCGAAAGCGCGTTGCTGATGGGGGCGTAGTTGCATTAAATAACCTGTCAATGAATATAATATAAAGCAAAAACCACCCCAAGTCAAGGGGTGGTGGACAGTTTATGCAGGTGTCACATCCCACTCGTCGGTGGGCACCACTGTTTTAATTACATGTTCAACGTTGTCAATTCCATATACAATAACTGATTGTGTTGATACAAATCCATTGACTTTTTTCTGGCGTTTCCAACTAACACGCCACCGATCATTAGACATACTTAGACTCCCATAAACAAAGTGTATCAGAAACAGAGAAACATTTGGTTTGTTTGGTGACCTTGCCCTCCTTGACTGTGTTAAGAGTATCCCACAGGATATTGCCTGCGATAACTACTCTGTCATCAAATGTATCATTGATGTCCACCTGATGCAATGCCCACGATGGAAATACAATGAAGTCCCCAGCATTTTGTTGCTCTGGATATACTTTCTTGCCATCAACTAAGAAGTGAAATGCCTTCTTAACTGGTTTAAGAAAGTGTACCCAAGAACAGATTTCTTCACCACTAAAGTGATCGTGACAGGGGTGACCATTGCTGCCTGGTTCATACAGTTGCATCCAGAACGATTGTGTATAACGAGACCGTTCAAATAGGGTGAGGTCTCTCATACATTCTTCTGCGATCTTTGCATAAAAGTCACGCATAGGATACTCAGGTCGCATTGTACTCGCCAAATTATATGACGTGTAGTGTTTAACCTTAGGTACATATGTTGACTTTGTATGTTTCAACCAGTCAGACATATTCTCAATGACACTCTCATCAATGTGAAAGTTTTTGTGCCATAGAATCATAGAATCTCCCACTCAGGATCGTCTGTAGGATGAACCCAGATTTGAATACCAGAGTTAGGATTGTAAAGCAACCAACGATCTTTACGATCAGTGACATACATGTATTGGTCACGTTTCATATGAAGACGAAACTTTTCAGTCGCATCTCTAGTCTTTGGTTTGATCCTAACTCTACGTCCAATCATAGTTCTGCCAGTACATCATAGATTGCATCTTGTTCGGTGCCAAGAATAGAGGAGACCCAATCGTCTTCTGCTACTTGCACCATATCATTTTCATCCCAAGTTACATTAAACTCGTCGTCAGTCATCATCGGTTTCATTGACATACTGTCCAAATCCATTACGTTGTGAGATAGTTGCAGAGCGTTTCCATTCTTTCAAACGGGCACGCTTCTTTTTCATGTAGCGTAGTTCTTCGTCGGTGTAATCTGTTTGTCCAGACTCACCCATACGGATTGCTTTGTTCAATAGGCGGATGTCTTTGTCCAACATTATTAGTATTGCATAGGTTAGGGGGATTGGGGTGCATCCTGTGCAGGTTGTTGAGGTGTCACAAGGAAGTTTGCAGACAGTGTGATTCTCTCTGCGTCCTCACGGTTAGGTACAACATAGTGAGGATAATGTGATGGGAAGATAATAACATCTCCCTGCTTTGCTTTCGGTGTGATACTCGTAGAACTAGGAATTGACAGGACTTCTTTCAATCCAGAGTGTTTATATCTAGCGTCTTCGTTATCATAAAACCTGAACAAGACTTCACTAGGTTCTTTGTAGAAATATACCATACTGAGATTACAGTTAGGCACAGAGTGATCGTGATACTCTTGGAAGTCCCGTTGTTTATATTTGTTTGCCCACGCTTCTTGAGGAATCAATTCAATATCTTTGGTGGGTTGTGTTTCCTCCAAGAACTGATTGATTTGTTCACGCAAACAATCCAACAACTCAGACCACGGTGCATCTAAGTTGCTGTCATTGTAGATCGTTGTTGACACATTACAATGCCAATGTTCAGGTGCAGTGAAGTTCTCATCATTTGACAAGAATTCATCAAACAAGTCCTGAATCTCTTTTTGTTTATCATCAGAAACTGTCCCAAGATAATACCACTTGGGACAAAACATTTCAATACTCATTGTTTGTAAAGATCTTTCAGTGCGAGGATCTCTGCAACAGCATCAATCCGTTTCATCTGAGAGTTGTAATAAGTTTCATCGATGATTTTATCACGATAAAACTTTTTCTGCAAGTTCTGTACATAAAGTACAAGTGCGTCTTTCACGAGAAGTTTTTCATCTCGGTCTAGAATAGCAGAGTGAAGTCCGATCACGGTCGGTTATCTCCTGAGTGAGTCGCAGTAGTCGAGAACATACTGACGGATGTACATAAGTTCATGATAACATTTTTGATTGTGAGCACACTGACGTAGTTTATTGTCAGGTTTAAGGACGGATTCAACAAAAAGATCCAGACCTCTATTGAATTTATCGTCTTGTGTTTCTTGATCGAAATTCATTTGGTGCCTAGTATTGAACAGTGTAGTCCAGATCGTAGTCTACCTCAGAAAGATCATCGAACTCTAATTCTTCAGATTCTTTTTCGGTATCAGTACCATCCAGCATCATCATCAAGTTGGGAGTCGAACTTTCGTCCTTTGGATTTACCTTTAGAGTTTGATTCTTCATAATTGTCTTCCCATGGAGTACGATTTGTTCCACCTTTTTGTCGCTTGTCTCGGATAGATTTTCCAGGCGAGTAGTAACCTCGCTCGGATCCGCCCCGTCGATAAGTCTTGCCCATTGTATTGAATGATGAAGTAAAGTTAAACTACAGTATTATGTATCTCAGTCGATGTCACGATAAATGGATGCGTAATCATCCTTATCGTTGTCACTGTCTGGGATTGGGTACACTTGGGTATGTAGTTCTTCAAAGACATAACCAACACCTTTCAAAAAGTCTTCGGTTTTGTTTACAACATCTTCGAGAACAGTTGCTTCAAATTCTTTAGTTGTTACGGTTGAGTCCTCATCAGTGCAGATGAGAGTGAACTGAGGCATGATTCTCCGTTGATTACTCACATATAATAGCATAAAAAAAGCGGGGTGTGAACCCCGCTGGACACTTATGAAGGTGGCATAGGCCACACAATGTTCGTCAATTCTCGATCTGCTGCTACCTGAAGTCCAGGCAAATCTCGCAGTTTCTGTCTATAAACCTTCCATTCTGCCTGCTTATCTTCACTCAACGGTGAGTCAGGTAAAATAGTCCAGTCAGATCTTTTTAACAGACCGTTTCTTGCAGCGATCAGCATTTCTGACGGTTCTGGAAGTTCATCGTCAGCAGTATTTCCATCTGGTTCAGGATCAGGATCACATTGTGTCCAAGTACCATCAAGATATTTCAGAACTTTACCAGTCTCAGACTGAGGAGGTTCATCGAATGTTGCTGCCGCTGGCAACAAATAGACCCCAGGTTCTAACGGAGATTCATCCGCTTCCTCTGAGTGCTGATATAAAAATGTTTCGGGGTGAAAGTGATAAATTAAAGGCATGATTCAGAACTTAATTACAGCGAGCATTGCAATGTTACGAGGGCGGGTTTCATTATTACTATTGAACCCAGGGTCATTTCTTGTATATCTACCTGTGCTCTTGTTTCTATCATTAGAGTCGTAGGAACTAGCGTCAGATACCAGACCATATTCTTGTCCGTTACCACCAGTACCAGTGATATTTCTATCGTCAGTTGCCATCGAAGAGATCCAGTGTTTATGCTGGTTAATCATCTCACCTTGAGTAGAACTATTAAGTTGTCTACCACTATCTACGCCACGACTATCATCCCAGCAACGTAAAAACTCCCCTCTTAAATCTGGTAATCCGAAAGTGCTGCTACCATCACCATTTCCATAGGTGGTCCCCAAAGCAGCAAACAAATTAGAATAAGTTGATCTACTAACGTTAGCACCATTACACTTTAAGAAACCAGTAGGTGCAGAACTTGCAGCGATATAAAACACACAACCAGCAGGAACACCTGAAGGTGTGCCAACTTGCCATTGTGATCCTGAATATTCTAAGACTTCACCTTGACTTGGCGATCCACCAATAAGGGTGCCAATATCTGCTGATGTCATTGTTGTTGCATTGCCCGAAAAGTCAACCGTAGCGACATTCAGGGTTCCAACATTTAACTGAGACATATTATTTCTGGGACTCTTCCAAGGTATTTATATCAAAATACAAGAGTAAGTGCTCCGTAACCTACCAACAACACACACAATCCACTGAGGACTTTGTAATACTTACGAATAGGAGTTCCAAAGTATTGTTGACCAATCATCAGACACTTATGTGCAGGAGACAGCAGATAACCTGAATACTCAGTTGTCAAGAACCAAACCAGATATTGAGGACCAAAGATAGCAACCAACGCAGAAGTCATGCCAGCATACTTACCACTACTACCCATAATAAATGCAGCGATAGCAGCAACAATAGAGGCAGGAATCAGCATCTCAGGTGTAGCAG